GAAAGAGCCGGATTGACCAGCGCCGTCGTGCCATCCAACAGGTCATCAATTGCGTCCAAGTTGGTGTTGATCTTGGTGCCCCAAGTATCTTCAGACGCGCCAACCTCCGGCTTCGTCAGTCCGTAAGTTGCTGTGGTGGTATCTGCCATTTTGAGCCGCCCTTATGCCGCTTCTGTCCAAGTTTCCGCCGTGTCGGAGACAGGCGTCCAAGCCTCATTCGTATCAGATTGCGGCGTCCATGTCTCTGCCGTATCCGATTGAGCCGTCCATGTTTCGGATGTGTCGGACTGCGCCGTCCACGTCTCCGCAGTATCTGAACCCGGCTCCCACTTCTTGATGGCCGTTGCCGACACTATACACGAAATTGCAGACAACGCACTAGCCAACCGCACACGCTCACAACCAGATGTCACCGTTGCGGCGCAAGCCAACGTGGCTGATGCGTTGATAACCGCCTCGCTGGCCGCCGTGGCCGTCAAAGCCGCAGACGCGACAGCCGAGACGTTGCGGGTGCGCTCTGCCAATGCCGCAGTGCTGGCAGCAGATGATGCGCTTGCAGCCGCCTCACGCAGCCTTTGTGCGTCCGCAGAAACCGATGCTGCAATTGCAGCGGATGCGGAGACGCTCTTGAGGCTTACGACAGATGCGGATGTTGATGCGGCAGACGCAGCCGTGGCGCTGGCCTCTCGCACCCTTTGTGCCGAAGCGGTTGACGCGGTTGTGATCGAGGCCGTGGCCGATGCCGCTTGAATGCGCTGCGCGGACGCAGAAACGGTAACAGCGACCGAAGCCGCTGCTGCTGCATCAACGATGCTGCCGTCCACGCCATAGGCTCTGACGCCATAAGCGCCGGTGCCGTAGCCTGTGCGATAGACCGCCACGGCAAGCCCTCCTTAGTCGAGGTTGATGTCCAGATCACCCGTCGGCACGCGCAGAACGTCCCCGGTGTCGATCACCTTGGAGGCCGTCAGCGAGGCGTAGGCGATCATGTTGCCCGAGGTCGAGGCGTCGAACACCGCAACATGCGTAATCGTGCCCCAGCTTCCCGATGCAGTCGGGAATTCGATGGCCGCGTTGTTGGAGGCGTTGTTGCCGCTCACCGTGAACGTGATGGCCTGCCGCGCATAGCCGCTGCCCGACAACTCGGTGCCGCCGCCGCTCTCGCCCGGTGCAGCCGTGAACAGGCCGAGATACCAAGCGGTCGGACGTGCCGGTGACGGGCTGCTTGCCGTCAGGAGCCACGTCAGGACGCTTGTTTCGAAAGAGTTTGTCAGCGACATCAGAAACTCCTGATTTTCATACGCAGGCCGGTTCCGCTGTGCCGCGCATCGTTGGAAGAGGTGTTAAGGCCATCAATCGCAGATTGATAGAGCGCAGCCCAGACTTGAACGCGGGCGTCGTCCTTCAGGTACGGTGCAGAATGGATCAGCGCCCCGTAGAGGTAGGCATCCGGCGCATTGGTCAGGAGCCAGTTCGTCGTGGCCGAGTCCGACAGCGCAGGGATCTTGGCGTAGTAAAGCAGTTCGCCAGCGTAAGTCCCATCCGGCACCGGGTAGAGTTCGAACTGCGAGCCGGTCATCGCGTAGTAATACGGGCGGCCAGTGACGTTGCTGTCGGCCTCTTTGCGGTCAATCATCTCGGCTTGGCTGATGAGTTCGAGCCGCGAGGTTTCGCCGGTGGTCAGGTAGAAGCGGATCGTCTCCACCCAATCGGACGGAATGGCGCTGAATTGCGTGTCAAGCTGGGCGGTCGATCTGGTTTCCATACGCCAGTGACGCACCTTGCGCTGCATGTCAGCCTCGGCCAACGCGATGAAGGTTGGCACGACAGACGTGAGATCGTCGCGGTTCAGAAAGTCCGCAACGGCTGTCTTGAGCGTGGCATAGGTCGTGATGGTCATTTCTTCTTCGCCTCGTTGCGGGCCGAAATGGCCTTGGCTTTAGCCTTGGCGTCCGCCTTACTGCTTGCGCCCCATGCGTTCAGTGATAGCAGAAGCCGCGTGGGTTTTCCATCCTCGTCACGCTCGGGGCCGGGCATCCCGCCCATCCGAGCCAAGAAGGACGCCCGGCGCGGGTTGTCGCCAGCCTTCACCGGGGCCTTCAGGTTCATACCCTCGGCCTTGGCAGACGCGCGGCCCTTGGCGTTTAAGCCGCCCTTTGGGTTTTTTCCTTCAGCACGCTGCCAAGCCGGGGTTTTGGCCATCACTTGGCCTTCTTTGCTGTCTTGGCCGAAGCCTTGAATGCAGCCGCAGTCGGAGCGCCCTTGGTGCCGGGCTTCCGCATCTTTTCGCCTGATCCGGCTTTGATGCGCTCACGCTTTGCGTGAATTGCAGCGTAGAGACCGCCCGGCATTACTTCTTGCCCTTCATCATGCAGCGGCCCATTGCCTTGCACTTGGCGGGGTTCGGGCAGCCCTTGCAGGGCGTGAACTTCACTGGCTTTTTCATTTCTTCTTCGCCTTTCCTGCTTTGCTGAGAGCAATGGCAATCGCTTGCTTTTGCGGCTTGCCGGATTTCATTTCCGTGCGGATGTTAGCAGAAATCGTCTTGGCAGACGAACCTTTTTTGAGTGGCATTATGGCCTCCTCTGGCGCGGGATGCCGACACCCTATCACATCACGCAAAGCCTTTCAAATTGCGTCTCAGAGGTGATGACCACTCATCATCCGACACCATCCCGGCCTTGTAGACGGCAACCAAGCCAAAGGCATCGGCGGCATGGCTGGAGAAGTCATGCTCAGGCCCAAGCCCGATGCCGCGCACCTCGTCCCGCTTTTCATGATACCAGCCGAGAGCCTCGCGCCCACCGCGCGTTGTCTCTTCGTTAAAGCGCATTGACGGGAACAAGCGACGGGCTGCATCGATACGCTGCAATGCAGCACCGGCACCTTGGTTCTTCACCAGATCAACCACAAAGCCAGCCTCGCGCAGATAGGACATGGGCGTGACGGCATAGACGCTGTCGTGCTTGCGCCCGTCGTGCGGAAGGACGCAGACGGCCTCCTCGTAGTCATTGGCCCGGAGCCAGTTGACGTGCGCCTCGAAGGGCTGGCCAACGGCTTCGTAGTAGTCCAGCACGCGCACCTCGGGGCCGATGAATTGCACGATCCAGATTGCTGTAGCGTCAGACTTTGACGACGTGCCGCCGATGTCCCAGCAGGCGTAGACCTTCATCAGAGGATCGCGCGGGATGAAGCCGATCCGGCGTTCAAGCTGGGCGTCGGTCAGATGCTTGGCGTAATAGGCCCCTTCAAGGACGGTTGAGTATTCGCCTTCCCAGATGTGGCCGTATCTTTCGGGCTGGTTCTCTAGGCAATCCCGGCGCTCTTGCTCTAGGACGGATGGAAACCACGGATTGTCTGACCAGTTGGCCCGGACAACGACCGATCCCGATGGCGTGACAGGCCCGCGCAAAAGCTGGTCGATAGGATCGGTGGGGCGCGATGGGTTCCAGCTAAACCAAAGCTCAGACTTCTCGGCGCGGATTGTCGGGCGCAGAAGTGAGAGGGATCTGTCGGACAGGGATTGCGCTTCTTCAACCCAAGCCCGGTCGAAGCCTTCCAGCGACTTCACGCTGTCTGCGGTGTGATCTTGCATCCCTTGGAAGATGATGAGGCCATCGCCGGGCGTTTCGATTACTTCGCGGAAGACCTTGAAGCCTTGGGCCTCGCCGAGGTTGTAGGATTGCAGGGTATCTTCGATCAGCTTCTTGGCGGATTGCTTGAGTGACTTTTGCACTTCGCGGATGCAGACGCTGCGATGGCCGGGGAACATCAGATGCTCTTCGGCGAGAAGCCCTGCGAAAAAGCGTGACTTGCCCGAGCCACGGCCACCCCATGCGCCTTTGTATCGGGACGGGTTCAGGAGCGGCGCAAAGGCCGCTGCCGTTCTGATTTGCAGGCGGTTCTTAGCCATTCAGCGCAAACTCAGCCGCTGCTTGAAACGTAGAAGCGCCAACGCAGCAAAATCCAACTGGCGTGTTCGGATACCATTCAATGGTCCAGACGCTGTTTTCTCGTATTGCCTTCTCGCGCTCCTCT